CCGATGGTTCATCAGAATATGGGTTTCTATACCAATCAACTGTCATTAAATAAGTTGCCCAAATTTTTAACCCATCTCTTAAAACAACCTGACATCTTTTTTCATATAAATAATCATAAGTTGTTACAGTTACGTTTTCAGAAAAACAATCCCATAATTGTTTAAAATGGAAAGGTATGTCATTAGTTGGTTCTTTCATGAATATTTCAGAAATTGGAACTCTTGACCTCATCATTCCATAATCTGTCATTACATGGAATGTTAATATTTTTCCGGCAACTGATTGAACAGCAAAAGCATAAGCCTTGTGGAATTTATTATTGTCGTTAGGATTTTTTGTAAAATGTGATACCCTAACTAAACATTTAAATAATTCAATGTTTTCATTATATACTGCCATGTAAATAAATATCTTAAATAAAAAATCCCGATTACTCGGGATTTATTTTATGATGAACATCCAAAACAATCAAATTGGCTATTCTCAGGTTTTGGTGGTAAATTTAAATGTGAATAATCAACCTTTGGTGGTTCAGGTGTTACATTTGGTTTTGAAACTTTTGAGATGTCAACCGCCAAATGTTTTGCCCCTGTTGAAATCGCCTTTGTTCTAACATAGTAACAAAGTGTTTTCAATCCTTTTTCCCATCCATAAAAGTGTGATGAATTAATTTTTGATAGGGTTGGATTTGACATATAAATGTTCATTGATTGTGATTGGTCAATGAAAGGTGCTCTGTCCGCCGCCATCTCAATTAAAGACTTCTGTGAGATTTCCCAAATTGTTTTGTACTTTTGAATTAAGTGTTCAATTCTTTTAACCTTTGAATTGTATTTTCTATCTTCTTGGTCAAGATAATTGTTGAAGTTAATCCCTTGGATTGAACCTTCGTTAAGAATGATTTCATTTTTTAGGTCTTCGCACCAAATACCTAACCTCTCAAAGTCATTAATCAAATACTTGTTAACAATCATAATCTCTCCACCAACAACTCTTCTATTAAAAATAGCCGAGTGAGCTGGTTCTGTCATTTCATATGACCCTGTAATCTTAGCAGAAGATGCCACAGGCATTTGAGCAGTGAATAAAGAATTACAAACACCATAATCTTTAACTTCTTCTTTAAGTGATGTCCAATTCCATCTTCCTGATAATTCATCTTCTTTTAGACCCCACATATCAAATTGAAATATCCCTTCCGACATCGGTGAACCGTTAAAGAAATCATATGGTTTATATTCTTCTGACTTACATAAACGACAACTTTCAGTAATTGCCGCAAAATAAATTGTTTCAAAAATATCTTTGTTAAGTTTTTTCGCTTCGTCAGATGTGAAAATGTAATCCATCAAATAGAATACATCTGCAAGTCCTTGAGTTCCAATTGCAATTGCTCTTTGTTCACGGCCACCCTTGTTTCCCTTTTCAGTTGAGTAGTTGTTAATATCTACAACTTTATTAAGGGCTCTTACGACTTTACGAGTTTCTTCATACAACAACTGGTGGTCAAACTTTCCATCTATAACAAAGTTCTTCAATACCATTGATGAAAGTGTACAAATCGCAGTTGTCTTTTCATCTGTATATTGGTAAATCTCGTTACAAAGATTTGATTGTTTGATTACACCAATGTTTTGATGATTTGTCTTTTTGTTCGCATTGTCTTTTGAGCAAAGATATGGAACACCAGTTTCAATTTGAGATTCGATAACTTTTGTCCAAACTTCTTGTGCTTTAACTTTTTTACCAAGTCCTAATTCAACCGCTTTGTTGTAGTTTTCTTCATACTCTTCTCCATAACATTCCTGAAGAGCTTTGATTCCTGCTTTTTTGATGTCGTTTGGGCAGAACAAATACCAGTCATCATTATTTTTAACTGCGTTCATAAAGTTATCAGGAATCCAAAGTGCTGTGAACAAATCACGAGCTCTTAATTCTTCAGCCCCTGTATTCTTTTTAATATCCAATAGGTCAAAAATATCTTTGTGCCAAGGTTCCAAGTAAATTGCCGCAGAACCAGGACGACGACCTTGTTGATTAAAGAATCTAAGTGATTCATTAACAATTTTTAAGTATTTTAAAAGTCCGCCAGCAAATCCTCCTGATGAAGAAATACGACTTTCTTTACTACGAATATTAGACATAGAAAGACCAATACCTGCAGCGTCTGATGAATAGGTTGAGATATCCCTCATGGTATTTAAAAGTCCGTCTCTCGAATCTGCGTCGTTATAATGAAGAACACAAGATGCAAGTTGTGGAACTTTCGTACCCGCATTAATCATAATTGGTGTTGCCGGTGAAATGAGTTGACTTGAAAGTGACTTATAGTACTCAACCGCTTGTTCAAATGATTTGGTAACCCAAATTGCGACACGCATGTACATATGTTGTGGTCTTTCAACAACTTTACCACTTGGTAGTTTCAAAAGATACATTTCTTGTAGTGACCTCCAAGCAAAATAGTCAAAGTTATAATCATTGTCGTGATTGATAACATTATCAATATTTGACGGACCGTAACTCTCAATCATTTCCATCAATTTATCATTCACAATACCGTCAACATGTAACATGTGCATTGTGTTTGAAAAACTTGGGTCGGTCTCTTTGTGATAAGATGAAATCGCCACAGATGAAGCAAGACGAGAATAATCGTGATGACTGCCAGTATATGCCGCGGCAATTTCATAGATTAACTTATCTAACTCTTTTGTGGTTATAACACCCTCAGTTGGTACTGATGTAATGACTTTGATGAAAATCTCATCAGAGTTTACACTCATACCTTTTGCGGACCTTTTTATTCGGTTATAAATTTTTTGTGGATTAAATGATACATTATCTCCACCTCTCTTTTTAATAGTAAGTGACATCATGGTTTGAAAAAATAATCAATTAAAAGTCATCCGTAAAGGACAATGTTTCATTAAGTTTTGCTTTTTGGTATTCTACAGTTCTTGATTCAAAGAAGTTACCTTTTGTTTCAACGGCAATCTGTTCCATGAATTTAAATGGTTGTTCAACATTAAATTGTTTCTTACATCCCATTTTAACTAGTAGTCCATCAACCACAAATTCAAGATATTGTTTCATAAGATTTGAATTCATTCCAATAAGTGAAACAGGAAGTGATTCTGTGATAAACTCTTTTTCAATTTCAAGAGCAGACAATAGAATCTCTCTGATTCGTTTCTCACTTGGTTTGTTTTCACAATGATTATTCAAAAGGTGAATTGCAAAATCACAGTGAAGATTCTCATCTTTAAAGATAAGTGAATTCGCATTACACAAACCTTGCATAAGTCCTCTTGACTTCAACCAAAAGATTGAACAGAATGAACCTGAGAAGAAGATTCCTTCAACCGCGGCAAACGCCACCAATCTTTCTTGGAAAGATGCGTTCTCAATCCAATCCAACGCCCATTTGGCTTTCTTTTGTACCGCAGGTAATCTGTCAATCGCGTGGAAACATTCATCCTTTTCTTTTGGATTTGACACATAAGTATCAATCAAAAGTGAATACATTAAACTGTGAATGTTTTCCATAGCTAATTGGAATCCATAGAAAAATTTGGCTTCAGGATATTGGACTTCTCGGTAAAAATTCTCTGCCAAATTTTCATTAACAATACCATCCGATGCCGCAAAGAATGATAGAACATTCTTAACGAAGTATTGTTCATTCTCTGAAAGGTTTTCCCAATCACGAATATCACCTGATAAGTCAACCTCTTCTGCCGTCCAAAAAGCAGCTTGATGCATCTTATAATATTCCCATATATCGTTGTGTTCAATAGGAAATATCACAAACCTATTTGGGTTTTCTACTAAAATTTTTTCACTCATATTAATTAATTATTTTGTTGTTCTCTTTGTTTTCTTTTCTCCAGCAAATCTTTAATTCGCTGTCTGTTGTTTTCTTCTTTCTGTTCCTCAAGTCCCAAGAATGTCACAGAACTTTCAGTATCTATTTCAAGCATTCCATTGTCAAACTTACAATTTTCAAATACAACTCCATCGTCTCCAATTCTTGATTTGGTTATTGCGATTGTTGCGAGTTTCATCTCTTTCTGTTGTAAAGTTTTTGCAACTGATATAATAACGTGTCCTACTTGAGCTTTCTTGATTGAACCTCCCATTTGGTCTGTTGTTACAACTTCCGATGAAATTGAACTTCTGTTACCTTGTGTTGCCGTCCATCCAACTAAGTTTAACTCGTGACACATGGCTTCAAATCCTCTCATAACCGAACCTTCAGATTTCCATTCATCTCCCAAATTCTTATCGGGAACGATACAGTCAATGTAATCCAAAACAACCATATCTAATTTAATCCCATCAGCAATCATTTTACGAATCTGATTTTTAATTTGTAGAATTGTTAATGTATCTGAAGGTAGTTTCTTAAGAATCAATCTATTCTCCATATTACTTTGTACCTCTCTAACCTTATCCATTACCTCATCTTTCTTGTTTGATAACTCATCAGGGTGAACTTTTGTCCAAAGTGTAATATGTTTTCTTTGAATAATTTTTGGGTTATCCTCGAAAAATATTTGAAGTACATTGTATCCTAAATTGAACGAGTGATTTGCAATCTTTGTTAGGAATGTTGATTTACCAACTCCCGTAGGTGCTAAAATAACCCCTAACTCTCCTTTTGCCAAACCTCCCTTAAGTAATCTGTCAATACCGGGTATACCCATAGGTATCGGATGACGATAATCTTCATTCAACACATCATCAAGGTTAGAAAAGACATCGGACATCCCATCTTCTCTTTCTCCAACTTGAAGGGCTTCTCTAACCAATTCTTCAAGTTTATCATAACTTTCAAATTCACCACCATCAATAACTTTCTGAGCTTTGGTAATCGCCTTTTGAAGTTCTTGTTGTTTACAGAATTTGAGAGCCTTTTCCTGAACAAATTGAGAACCTTCAATCTGAACATCTTTGACTTTTACAATTGTGTCAATGATGATTTTTGAAGCCAGTTCTTGTTGGATTTCAGATTTTGCAATCTGTTCCAAAGTGTCAAAAGTAGGAACATGCTCATACTTTGAATGATACTCCTTAATCATTTGAATGATTAATTTGAAGTACTTGTTTTCAAAATACTGTTGTTCTATGACATCAATAATAGACCTTCCGAAATCCTTATCTACAATAATTTGGTTGAGTAATTGTATCTGAAATGAAGAGCCTAAATAATCAAAATTTTTGTTCGACGCCATAGTTTAAAAGTTTCTTATAAGTTATAAATAGGATGGTTTCAAGGAAATTCCAGCATATTCATAAGTTAAATTTTTAGCTGAAAAAATGTCAGTAAGAGTCGAAAGCAAAGTTTTTATGTGAGGACGGATATCTACGGTGTATCTTATTTTAGGCGGGAAAACCTTAGCATCCATCTGATGATGACAAATTGTCATATCACCATGTTTGATAAACATGCTGAAGTGTTCTGGGCCATCAGTGTAAGATGTGTTTAACACCTCGGGGTTGCTTTGGATTTCATAAGAATTCTCAAGCATGTAGTCAATTGTTTTCATCTTAAGTTGATGTAGCATCTTATCCTTAAACTCGGTTAGATACTCATGCAAATCAAGTGAATACTTTGCATGTGGATTGAAATCCCTAACGTTAAAAAATCTTTGCACGATGATGTTGTCATTTACCATCATCAAAAACTCAAGTTTTGTTGAATCTTGCTCTTTCATAAATTTTACTTTTTGGTTTTAAATTGTTTTTTTTCTTTTCTTGTTAATTTCATAAATGGTTTTACGAAGTTCACCCACGCTTCGTCATGTTTGGGAAGGAATTTAAAGAACCCATCTTCCATCATCATACGAATTAGGTTTCTGTGTCCTCTTCCTTCGGGGTCTAATGTTTCACGATAATAAAGTTCAACGATTTCCTTACCTTCTTCTGTGATTAACGGATTAGATAAATCCACGATTTTGTTGTTAATCTCAAAAAATTCATTTCCATAGATACCTGATTTGGTTTTACCTGTTAGTAAGTTTTGTAATACTTTGTTGTCTTTGTCTTCTTTTAAAAGAAGTTCTTTTTGTATTAGGTGAGTATATTGAGACGTTATCTGATATTAACTGAGTCAGGTCTCTATCCGCCGAGAAAATGGTTATAATCTCATCATTTGCAATTTGACAATAGTAAGCAATTAAATCATCAGCCTCATTTCCGTTAATATCAACTTGACGAATAAACATTTCTTCAAGGTATTGTTTAATCCTTGATTTTTGTTCGTAAAGTGACTCTTCTTTAAAATCTTGGGGAAGTGGTTTACGATTCTCCTTGTATTGGGGATAAATTAATTTACGAGCGGATGAACTACCTTCCCCATCCCAAAACACAACGACCTTATCAAAATTTTCTTCTTCAATAAAGCGTCGGGTGGTATTCAGAAAATGCCAAATACCCCCGACATGCCTTCCTTCGTGAAAGAAATCTCTTACTCCGTGAAATCCAATTTTAAGTAAATTGTTACCGTCAATTAATAATGTTTTGGTCACAAGTAAGTTTATTATTGTTCAACTTCTTCTTTCAAATCAAAATCCAAATCTACAACACCAAGAACATCTTTCCAATATTCCGCATGTTCTTTTTTATAGGACTCAATAGATGCCTTTTCTTCTGCAGGTTCTTTACCCGCCATGAATCCGTGTGGTGTAACTATAATCTTACCGTCTTCATAACCAAGTCCGTTTATGTGATTTTTCAAAACAGAAACTTTGGTTCTTGTGGCAAATTTAACAGTTCTCTTGTCTTTTGTTGCCGTAATCTTTGTAGTGCCAGCACCTTTTTGATTACCAAACAAAAATACCAAAGATGAGTTTAACCAAATCGCTTCTCCGCCTTTTGCTTTAATCTTTGGTTGACCAAACGGATTATCAGGTAATTCAACCCAAGGTTGATTAACAATCACAAGTGTGTTTTCAAATTTTGAGTCAGCTTTACGACTACCTGAAATTCTTTGATTAATACCCATACCAATCTTGTCAGCAAGTACTGAAGCGTTATGTTGCTTTCCACCCTTACCTTCAAATGTCATCTTACATGGGACTGAACCAACAGAATCCCAAAGGAATAACAAACTGTAATCTAATTCACCTTTTTCTTGAGCATCTAATAATGAATTGATGTATTCTGTAATCTGTTCAATATAATCAAAATTATTATTGAATAGATAGAACCCATCCCAATCAATCTCACCTGTTGTCTCATCAACGACTTCTTCGCACTGAAATCCCATAATACGAGCATGGTCAAATGACCACTTTTGCTCGGTAATGATGAATACAGGTAGAATTCCTTTCTTCTGAGCGTCAACTGCCGCCTTAACAAGAGCGGTTGTTTTACCTGTATCAGAATGACCCAAGAACATATTGATATGTCCTATTGCGGGTCCTGGAAGTCCAACCGCATCCAAAAATTCAGTTCCCAAATCAAAATACCTTTGTGGTTTGTATTTTGCTGAGGTTGAGAATTTGGATTTGATTGATTCAAGTCCAATTTCTTTTTTCTTAATTGCCATTGTTATTAATTTTTACCATCAATTGTAATGTCTCCAACTTGTCTTTTGCGTTTGCAAGTTTTTCAACAAATTTATCCATTTCTTCAATATGTTGTGGATGTTCTCCAATTCCAACAGGATTAGAAAGATAAATTAAAATTTCGGCCTCAGCCTCTGCAATGTCGGCTTCATACTTCTTGATGAGAGCCGAATAAAGTTTTTCTGCTATTGTCATGTTTTTAATAAATTTTAAAATTAAAAAGCATGGACACCATTTTTAAGATAGTGTCCATGCGTATAAATTAGAATGGCATTTCGTCATCGGGGTCTGACTCAGCCTGAGGGTCAGTGTAAGAACTTCCACCCATAGACATTGTTGTTTCTTCTGAATTACCGTAAACATATTTACCAGCATCAGAGTCCCAACGAGGAGTTTCACCACGAGCAATTGCTTCCAAGTATTCAACAGGTTTCTTAGAATACACATCCGACCAACTAAGCTCATCTTTTACCCACGAATCTGCGGTTTCCTTATCTTCATGAACGGGAGTTGGGTCATCATACATGATTGTTTGAATCACGGTGTAAGTTGCTCCTTTTGGAGTTTTCGCCTTAGTCATTTCAAGAATGATGTCACGACCTTTTTCAGGGTCTGTGATATCACCCTTAGCTCTCCAAATTGGGATGATTTTGTCAAGAATACCTTCATTCTTGTAGTTGTGTTTAAAACGCCAGAACTTAACTCCGTCCTGTTCGTTATCTCGGTCAATAACTTTTACAATATAGAACTTACGAGGTTTGTATTGTTTTGCAAGCTCCTTATCCGCCTCTTTTCCTGTGGACATAAGTTCTTCATAAACTTCAGTGAGTGGTGAACGCTCATTGTCGTTCTTACCTGGGTCGTAGATTTTATTCCACTTACCATCAACTTGAACTTCGTGATACCATACTTCTTTGAACGGTGAACTTCCGTCTTTTGTTGGGAGAATTCGTAGTCGCTTTTGACCTTGTTTTTCGCTGTCTTTGAGAATTGCCGCGAAATATTTTTTCATTCTTTCATCTTGAGACATTTTTGAGGTGTTAGATGAACCACCTTGTTTTGACTGCTCATACTGAGCTAAAACCGAATCTAAAGTGTTTGTCGCCATTTTATATAAAAATTTAAAAGTTTACTAAATTATAAGTGTCAGCCGTGGTGTTGTCAAATTAAAAAGGGACCGAAGTCCCTTTTTTTAATACTTGACTTCTTTAAACGAAGACGGTTCTCCGTCTTCTTCAAAATCTCTAAAACTCTTTTTAATCTCCATAGGTGAGAATTCCTCAACATCATCCTGAGTTAAAACATATTCATTTTTACCTGACTTTTCAAGGTCTTCTTGTTTATCTTCAAAAAATTGTGAAAGTTTCTGATTATAAGGTCCCGAATCCAAACTTCTAAGTTCTAATTTTTCCTCAGGAGTTTTAGGTCTATATTTCTCAACCTTCGCCTCCAAGTCATTTAACTTAGAAACAATTTGGTCCATATTGGCAAGTTTACCTTCTAATTCATCAAGATGTTTGAATAAATTATCAAAATATTCTTCTTGTTTTTTTTCAATCTTTTCTTGTGATTTTACTAAATCGGTAACCTCAATATCCTTTTTGTTTTCCTTATCCCCACCAACTTTTTCAGCGTCAGGGTCATTTGCCGTGTCTACAGGTTGTGCCGGAGTCGCCTCTGCTGTTGGGTCTGTTCCAGGTGCGGGTGGTAATGTTGGTCCACCTGGTGGAGGTGGTGGAGGTGGTGCTCCACCTGCTGCAGGGTCTCCTGGTGGAGGTGGTGGTGGAGGAGGAGCGTCTTGCTCGTTGATATATCTGTTTATTTGACTATATCTTGCAATTTCATTTAAGATTTTTGTATCTACTCTCATTTTTTTAACCATTTAAAAGTTGTTTAACCCCAGTTGTTGTTTCAACTTGAATTTTTTTATTCTGTTTCATTGTGTTGTCAACGCGTTCAATTAAACCGTCTTTCATTCTTAGGGTGTAACATTCACCAGTATCTAAGTCACAAACTTCTTTATATCCGTTACCGGTTTCTTTTTCTGTGATACGAGTATTTTTTCCTAAATACCTATCTAAAGCATCTTTGGTTGTCATAGTGTTTTTATTTATAAATATCTTACTAAATTAAAAATTATTAGTTTGTTGAGTTAAATAAACTTATTGCCGACTTAACTTCATTTTGCAAACTACTTAACTGTGATGGGTCGTAATTAGAATAGATAGCATCCCTACCAGAAGTGTTAGCCGCAAAATTTTCAATCCAAAATTTAGTGTATTCAACTTCAGTAGGATTATTAGGCATGGTAACAATTCTTCCTTTCCATCTTTCAACTAAAAATGTCAACGAAGTTTTTAAACTATCAAAAGAAGCATAAGGTACATTATCACCAGAACAGAAATAAGTTTTATTTATGTAATTATCTCCCCAATATTCATTCAAATCTAAACCTATAAAATTATAATTATTCGCCTTAAATCCTGAAGGTTGTGCCGCGGAAGCGATATAAGTTGAGACAAATACCATAATTTTAAGATTATTTTTATCAACATCTCCGAGAGATATGTCATCAACCAATTCTTTTATTTTATTCTTAACTTCATTAGCGGTTGCGGTTCTACTAACCGCCTGTTCTTTTGTAAAGTTCGCATAACTTGTATTTGCAGAGCACGATTGATTGGCCGAGGCACTACTTGACGGGTTGGTTGTGACAAAATTATTTAATTGTTGTGATATTGTTTTAGCGTTGTCTGCGGTCTTCTGAGCTTTGTCTTGAGCCTCTTTCTGTCTCTTACTTTCCTCAACAATACTGTTTAATAAATTTGTTTTCAACAAAGTTAAAAACTGTTCTACTTTTGGTAAAGATGCTGTTGGTTGTCTAATACCCTCCACTATTGTTTCAAAATTACCAGGATTTATTGAGTGTGTTACTTTTAGAATCATATATGGTCCATGAAACATTGGTACATATCTTAGATTGAAGTACATAGTTGGTTGCATCATTGCATTACCCATCATACTAATTGTACACGAATAACTTCTATTTTTGTAAAGATTATATAAAGATGTATTTTGGGTACCGACCGCTCGGTTGCCTGCCTGATTTGCCATCTGTTCAATAACTTCTAAAGATTCTGCAGTACTTTGACTATTTCCTTGGCTAACATTAAATCCATGAAATATTGATTGATTTTGTGGCCCTATGTCAACAGTAAAACCAACAACTTTATTTGATTTGTCCCAATCTTTCTTATCTATTTGATTTTCTGCTAGCGGATTATTCGAAGACCTTGTTATTTCAAATGAATCATCTCTAAACATGTAATCAACATTATCCTTTACGTCAACATGCATACTTGGTTGATTGGTATAAAAACAAACCATCTTAGTTGACGACTCCCTGTAATCTACTTCTAAAAATGTTCCAAACAAATTATTTGCAAATATTGAAGTGTTGTCTAACTTAGGTTTTGCATTCTTTTGAGCTTCTTGGACATTATAAAAATTCATGTACCCCGGTATACTCATAACCACGAAGTTATTTTCTTCCAAAATAGCATTTACAAAAGTTTGCATGTCCATTATGGGTTCAACAGTTTTTAATCTACTTTTAAGTTTGTATATATCACATAAAACAAAGTCGCCCACATTTCTACTCGCTCTATCTAATAGTAAGACATCTTCAAATAAAGTTTTTTGTTTAAAATCATTACCTGCAATCCATTTATCATTAATTGCTTTAAAAGTTCCCCACAAATCCACTTTAGGTTGGGGTCCTTCTAAAACAGATTGTTTAATGGTCTCAGGGACTATTGTGAAATTAGCATAAGAATTTCTCAATTTAATAAACACAGAATCCAAAATTTTATTCTGAAATTCTTCAATTTTTCTATTATAGATATCGACAGAATTAGATAAGGCGTTTGATGACCATTTACCCTCAGGGTTTGGTGACTCTGTGTATTCTGGAATCGGGGCAATTTCTTTATTCACAATAAATTGTGGGTCATCAGGATTTTCAGAAAAAAATCCAAAGTAATCAACAATTCTTTCCTTTATAAGTTTGTTGTTTACATCAGAAATACTTGATGATATAGGTAGACCAGTAATAATCTCTTGGTCATTCTCGTCCCTTAATTGAGCAACTCTTCTAGGTCCCTGTTTAAATACTAAAACTCTATAACCATTTTTTAAGTATGCTATTTCCAAAACATTTTTTGGTAATGTTGGTGTAGAAGGTAAAGATGGTGGTGTTGGGTCTTTTTGGTATTGTGTTAGTTTTTGGGTTGCGTAAATCTTAATCATCGGATAAAGATTTTTAATGTTGTTCTCATTAAATGCAACATTTAAATCAATAAAGAAATCCGTAATATAAGAACCTGAATTGGAATATTCTAAACTTGAGAGTTCAGAAAACCCAACATACGTTTCAAGAGCTTTCCAAGCGTCAGGATAGTTTGATTTGGAATTTGCTAATGACACTAAATTATTACTAGCCGGTAATGCGTTAGGAGTTGTTTCTTTATAACCTTCCCAAGTAAATGGGTCCACAATTTGTACCGGTGCAAAACTGTTAAATAATCTTTTATTATAGTTTGAGGGATTGCCAAATTTAAAAGCAACATCAAAGTTCATGAACTTTTCAATAGTATTTGCAATGTTAACTGTTTGACTATCTTTGATTTGGGAAATTATTTGGTCTCCAGTGTCTCCTGTTGTTTTAGGGACCTTCATCAAATTTGTAAATAAAATTTGGAAATTCTTAAAACTTGCATTTAATTCGGCATCCGCATTTGTTGTTTGAGTAACATTTGTTGTTGCAGTAGTTGCTGTAGATTGATTTAGAACTGATGGGTCGGCGGTTGATGTAGTATCAGTTGCGGCCATTTGAGCATAATACTCGGTCATTGCTAAAGGTTTAATTAAACCAGTGTCTACATAATCGTACTTACATTTAGAAAAGTTTAAAAATTCTTCTTCAAGTTGGTCTAATATTTCTTTTTCAAAAACTGAAAAAATTTCAGATATTTTTGTATAGTTAACACTACCATTTAATGTAAAATT